AAAGCGGCTACAATCAGCGCAGCTTCCCCACACAGGAAAAAAGCCATGCCAGCACCGATCAAAGACCCGCCTTACGTGCCACCGGCGACGCTGCCCAAGACCGACAATCAGCGCATCAAAGAGCTGAAAAAGATGCTGATCGAGGGCAAGGGCGAGCAAGTCGTCCAGAAAGTGCTCGACATCGCGTTGGACGACGGCCACCCAGGCCAGATGGCAGCGTTGAAGCTCTGTATGGAGCGCGCGCTACCGACCAGCCTGTTCGAGAAGACGGCAGCGCAACGCAGCGCGATCAACATCACTATCTCGGGGCTCACCAGCCCGCCAGAGCTAAAGGACATCACGGATGTCGGACCTTAACTTCCAGCTACTGCCCTGGCAGCAGGAGGTCTTCAACGACTCAACGCGCTTCAAGGTCGTAGCCGCTGGCAGGCGTTGTGGCAAGTCAAGGTTAGCGGCTACTACGCTCATCATCGAGGCGCTGCGCTGCCCGCCTGGCTCAGCCGTCCTGTACGTGGCGCCTACCAACGGTCAGGCGCGACAGATTATCTGGAACGTCTTGCTGGATCTGGGCAAGGAAGTGATCGCCGGCAGTCATGTGAACAATCAGGACATCACGATGGTCAACGGCGCGGTGATCTACGTGCGTGGCGCCGACCGGCCAGACACCCTGCGAGGCGTCAGCTTGACCTACGCTGTGCTGGACGAGGTGGCGGACATCAAGCCAGAAGCCTGGGAGCAGGTCATCCGCGCGTCGCTCTCGGACAAGCGCGGGCGAGGGCTCTTCATCGGAACGCCCAAGGGCCGGAACTGGTTCAACGACCTGTACAAGTTAGGGCAGACGGGTGAGGACGAGGATTGGAAGAGCTGGCATTTCACGACGAAAGACAACCCGCTGATCGACCCGAAGGAAATCGAGTCGGCGAAAAAGACGCTATCAACCTTTGCATTTAAGCAAGAGTACATGGCGAGCTTCGACAACGCGGGCTCGGACATCTTCAAGGATGAGTGGATCAAGTACGGCGAGGAGCCGGACTATGGCAGCTACTTCGTGGCGGTGGACTTGGCCGGGTTTGAGGAAGTGGCCAAGCAGGCGGCGAACTCGAAAAAGCGGCTAGATGAGACGGCGATTGCGATTGTGAAAGTGACGGACGACGGCAAGTGGTTCGTCAAGGATATTCAGCACGGACGCTGGGACATCCGCGAGACGGCAGCGAAGATTCTGATGGCCATGCGCGACTACCGGCCCCTGTCGGTCGGGATTGAGCGAGGGGCGCTAAAAAACGCAGTTTTGCCGTATTTGAGTGATTTAATGCGCAAAAATAATGTATATTCGCACATAGTTGATCTCACGCATGGCAACCGGAAAAAGGCTGACCGGATCATCTGGAGCCTCCAGGGTCGGTTCGAGCACGGCAGAATCGTGCTGAACCAAGAAGGTGATTTTGAGACCTTTCTTGACCAGCTGTTGATGTTTCCGGCGCAAGGCGTCCACGATGACCTACCCGATGCGCTCTCTTACATTGACCAGCTGGCGGTGACTTCCTACTTCGAAGGCGACGCTGACGATGATTGGGAGCCGATAGACGTAATTTCTGGGGTGTAGGATGGACCAAAACGATTTTGACCAGCCCACTGAGAACGATAAAGAGCTTATCGCTTTCGTGGTAGAACACTGCGACCGCTGGCGCGACTACCGCAACGTCAACTTTCTCCCGCTCTGGGAAGAATATGAGCGCATCTTCCGTGGCGAATGGGCCATCGAAGACAAGACGCGCGATTCTGAACGCTCCCGCATCGTAACCCCCATGACCCAGCAGGCTGTTGAGACACGCCATGCGGAGATCATGGAAGCGATTTTTGGTTCGGGCGAGTTCTTCGACATCAAGGACGACGTCAAGGACATCGACGGCAATCCGATGGATGTCGAGATGATCAAGATCCAGATGATGGAGGATCTGAAAAAGGACAAGTTCAGGAAGTACGTCGATCAGATCGAACTCTTGGCTGAGATTTACGGCACGGGTATCGCCGAGATCACGGTCACAATGGAGAAGGAATACATCCCGGCGACCCAGCCGATTCCTGGCATGCAAGGCCAAGCGGCTATTGGTGTTAAGGAAGTGGACCGCGTCTCGGTCAAGCCCATACCGGTGAATCCGAAAAACTTCCTGTGGGATCCCAACGGCACGTCGGTAGACGACTGCATGGGCGTGGCGATCGAGAAGTACGTGTCAATCCACAAGGTGGTGGCCAACATTGAGAAGGGTGTCTACCGCAAGGTCAACATCGTGCCGACCTACGACGACACGGACTTAGAGCCCACGCAAGAGGTTAGCCAGTACCAGAACGAGAAGGTCAAACTGCTGACCTACTATGGTCTGGTGCCCAAGGAATATCTGGAGAAGTTGGACAGCGAAGACGAGGAGATGGTTGAGCTCTTCCCCGACGACTCGCCTGTGGAAGACTACTCCGACATGGTCGAAGCCATCATCGTGATCGGTAACGACGGCATGCTGCTGAAGGCCGAAGCGAACCCGTACATGATGAAGGATCGTCCGGTATTGACGTATCAGGACGACACGGTGCCCAACCGCCTGCCTGGCCGTGGCACGGTGGAAAAAGCGTACAACATGCAAAAGGCGATCGATGCGCAGGTCAGGACGCACTTGGACTCGCTGGCATTGACTGCGGTGCCTATGGTGGCAATGGACGCAACCCGTCTGCCACGGGGTGCCAAGTTTGAGGTGCGGCCGGGCAAGGCGTTCATGACCAACGGCAACCCATCCGAAATCTTGTATCCGTTCAAGTTTGGTCAGACGGATGGCAGCAGCTTAACGACTGCGCAGGCGTTCGAGCGCATGCTCTTGCAAGCCACAGGCACCTTGGATAGCCAAGGGATGGTGAGCCAAGTGGCCAGAGATGGCGGCAATGCGGGCATGTCGATGGCTGTGGCGACCATCATCAAGAAATACAAGCGCACGCTGGTGAACTTCCAGGAAGACTTCCTGATTCCGTTTATCAAAAAAGCGGCGTTTCGGTACATGCAGTTTGACCCCGAGCGCTACCCGTCGGTTGATCTGAACTTCGTACCAACTGCGACATTGGGCATCATCGCCCGTGAGTACGAGCAGGCGCAGTTCATCGCCTTGCTGCAGACGCTTGGCCCCGACACACCGGTGCTGCCACTGATTCTGAAGGGTATTGTTGCCAACAGTAGCTTGTCGAACCGCATGGAGCTAATGGAGTCGCTGACGCAGATGGCGCAACCGAACCCCGAAGCGCAGCAAGCGGCCATGATGCAGCAGCAGCTGGCCATGCAGGCAGCCCAAGCGCAGATTGCGGTCAACCAGACGCAAGCTGAACGCAACCGGGCAGAGGCTATCAACACCACAATCGAGACGAAATTAAAGCCGATTGAGGTGCAGAGCAAAATTATGGCGGCCAATACGCAGAATCTGCCGACTAACGACGAGATGGCGTCTAGAGAGTTTGACAAACGGGTGAAGATCGCCGAATTGATGCTGAAAGAAGCCGACATCAAGAACAAATCGAAGATTGTCGAGATGCAAATGGCGGAAAAGCAGAACAAAATCAGCGGCATGGAAGAAGATTTCTTGGAAGAACTGACCAAGGAGCTCTCTGGTGGACGTTGAAAGCCTCGCTAAACAGCTGATTCTTCAAAATATGACGCCAGAGCAGCAAAAAGCTGTTCTGGAGTCGGTTCGTGCCACCCTGCAAGAGGCTCGCGGCAAGCAAAAACAGCGTGTGAGCGAGAATGTGGGCATGGTGGTGGATGCCTTGAAGAAGATCGAGGCGGATATTCGTGCCAAGTACGATGATTTAGGCAATAAGATCACCGCTCGGGTCAATTCGATCCGTGATGGACGGGATGGTGCCAACGGATCGGACGGTCGTGACGGTCAAGATGGCCGTCCAGGCCGTGATGGAGCACCGGGACCGGCAGGTCCAGCCGGCCGAGACGGTGCCAACGGCATCGATGGCAAGGATGGGGTGTCTGTCACCGACGCCAAGATTGATTTTGATGGTTCGCTCATCATCAGTCTGTCTAACGGGCGGGAAATCAACGTCGGTGAGGTGGTAGCTCCCGACTTGGCTGAGAAAATCAAGGTCATCACCAACGGTGGTGGCACCTCGCAGTATGTCTTGGACACACTGGCGTCGCTCCAGACGCAAATCAACAATCTGATCCCCAGCCAGACCGGCAATGCAGGTAAGTTTTTGACCACCAATGGGTCGGTATTGTCATGGGCGGACGTGGCTGGCGGCTTGGACTACCAAGGCACATGGAATGCGTCTACCAACACGCCAACTTTGGCCTCCGGCGTAGGCACCAACGGCTACTACTACGTGGTATCGGTCGATGGTACGACTACCTTGGACGGTATCAGCGACTGGAAAGCGGGTGATTGGCTGCTGTTTAACGGCACCGCCTGGCAGAAGATTGATCAGAGCTGGGCGATTGCCGGTGCCAACGACAACATCACGTCGATGACTGGCATCACGGGTGGCATCTCGTCGCCGGACTTCGTCCAGTTCGACACAGGCGCCACCGTCACCAACGCAGCAGGCCGTCTGTACTGGGATTCGACGCAACAGACGTTGACAGTGGGCTTGAACGCCAACATCGCGGCGGATATTGGCCAAACGTTGTATGCCTACGCGACGAATGACGAGGCGGTAACGATCACCAAGGGCCAGCCGGTGTACATGTACGCAGCCCAAGGCGACCGGGTGTCAGTCAAGCTGGCGTACAACACGGGTGACGCGACTTCAGCCAAAACGCTGGGTATTTGCGCGGAAAATATTGCTGCAGGCCAAGCAGGCATGATCTTGTGCCAGGGTGTGCAAGATGGCCTCGATCTGAGTGCCTACACAGCCGGTGATACGCTCTATTTGGGCGCAACTGCCGGCACGTTGACCAGTACGAAGCCTTACGCACCCAACCATCTGGTCTATATCGG